CTACAAAGTGTCTACAGCGGTAGACATGGCTAGGGGATTGTACTTAGTCGCTTCCTCCAGGTGATCCGGTGCAAAGTGGGCGTAGCGCATAGTCATGGTGATCGACTGATGACCGAGTATTTGCTGTAGTACCAGGATGTTTCCCCCGTTCATCATAAAGTGACTCGCGAACGTGTGACGTAGTACGTGGGTTAACTGTCCTTCCGGTAGTTCTATCTTGAGTTCTTTAATGACACGGGCAAAGGCTTTGTAGCGGTTGCCGAATAGACGTCCGAGCTTTCGTCGCTGGCGTAGCTGCTTGGCCAAGTCGGGGTCGATGGGGACGGTGCGGGTTTTGCCTGACTTGGTACCCACAAAGACGATGCGATCCTTACGAACGTTTTCCGCTCGAAGTGTTTGGGCTTCGCCCCAGCGTGCGCCGGTCGAGAGGCATATCACGGTGATGTAATAGCAGTCGTCAGTCTCCTGGGCGCGGAGGTGGTCGAGTAGCCGTGCGATCTGGTAGCTGTCGAGGTAGCCTTTTTCGGTTTCGTCGGTGCGTACCTTACGGACTTTTTGCATCGGGTTGCCGTGTGGCCACAGCGATAAACGCTCTAACTCTGAAAACACCGCTGTTAGATAGGTGTGTTCGTGGTTAATAGTGTTGGCTTTGACTTCCTTTAGACGTTGGGCGCGGTACTCGACCCACTGTTGGGCCGTGAATTTTTTAGCGAGTGGGTTGCCCAGGGCGTTGGCGAGTTTACGGAGTGAGCGAACGCGATCCGGCGCACTCTTCAAGGTGTGACCGTGGTGCTCGTACCACTGCTCGACAAGATCTAGCAGACGCCTTTTATCGCTGCGGAGGTCGGACATATCTTCACCGGCAGCCCCTTGCCCCATGATTTTGGCTTCGAAGCGTTTAGCGACGGATTGCTGCTTGAAGATACGGCGCACCCTTGGGCCATAACGACCTGTTGGCCAGCAGTCGACTTGCCAGCCCGTTTTGACTTTCTTGATGGCCATGGTTACGCCGCCTTGCCTACCAATCGTCGCTCGATGAGCTTTTGTTCGACGATCTGCCGGAATTGGCCGGTGTTGACCCCTCGCCGTCGGTAGTACTGTTCCAGGTCTTCCCACATGCCGGAGCGCTTGAGGTAGCCAATGGCTTGATCGGTGCGGATACCCTGACGAGCGTAGATGCTAATCAAATTACCGAACGCCAGGGTGACGTTCTTTTCGTTGCCGAGCCCAGGAGCTTTGCGCGCTCGCTTGTACATGAAGCCGGGTTCATGGCAGTAGAAACGGGCGTCGTCTTGGAGGATCTGCCACGCGGGGTCGATGAGGTTGCGGCGGGCATCCAGGCGGTAGGATTGCATGGCGGTACGCCAGAGGCCGGTGAGGTGCGGTACTACATCCACGAAGCGGTTGAAGCCGTGGTTGTGGTCGAGCACTTCACCGGTGTCGACGTTGCAGGGGATGCCTTGGGCGTACTCACGGAGTACGGACTGGTGGAAACGTAATTCGATCCGCCAGACGGTTTCCTCGGGGTTGTAGATGCCGTTGAGGTCGTCATCGACGGCGTTTTGCCAGAGGCCTTCCCAGAAGTGCATTTTGTCGCGGTGCTTGGCTTCTAAGGTTTTGTTGTAGATACAGCATTGCAGCGCGCCTGCTGTGCCAAACATGTAGGTTTCACCACGGCCATAGGTGGTAGCGATGTGGTTATGGTCGAATTCCAGGGTGTCGATACCGTCAATGCGCATGATCTTCTTAGAACGGGTGACGAAGCGTTCCATGAAGTCTTTGGGTGGCTCCCAGCCTTGCACGTCCAGGGCGAGGTGGATGGCTGCGCCTACGGGTTCCACTTGGGTCAGCATGGAGGTGGCGATCATGTCCATGAAGCGTTGGCACTCCTGGGGGGAACGCTCCTGGATGAAGTGGGGGCTTAGCTCAATTTTCAGATGGGTACCGATGTTCTCGGTTTTGACGTGCCGTGCCTGGAAAAAGACGATAGCCCCTAGGTCGTTATTCTGGAGGCGGTACCGGAAGCCGGAACCGGCAGCGCCGGCCCCTACGGACCATTCTTGATCAAAGAGGCGCATGGTGGCCCCTTTGCCTTCGTTATAGACGGTGATGATCTTATCGAACTGGGGAAGCTGCGGTTTGCCCTGGTAGAGCTGGCGTACCGTATCAACGCCTGCGTTTAACATGCGCAGGTTGTGCATTTCTCGCTGTCCTAGCGAGCTGATGAGCAGCTTTCCGAATGGGTCTTGTTCGCCGCGTGTGAGCGACGCGAGAGAGTACCGTTCCCAACGTTCCATAGCCTGAAATCCTATATTTTTGAAAATGTTTCAATGTGCTGTAGTGTGCCAGTAGCTCTTATTGGCTATTTACTCTGCGAGACGTGTTACAGGGATGGTCTCGACTTCTTGCCGCCAGTTCATTGCGACGAGATTTTCCGCTATCGAGCCGGTTGGGTTGGGCTGGGTAGCGAGTTGGGTAGCGTCGTAACGGGGTAGCACGGTGGCTTGAAGCAGTACGTGTAGGTTGGTGCGCTGGGTAGAGGTGGATTCGTTTTGGAATAAACGACCGGCAACAGGGACGCTAGAGAGGCCAGGAACGCCAGAGACCTGGGAACGATCATCTTGTGACGAGAGGCCACCGAGTAGCAGAGTTTGGCCGGAGCGAATTTGTACAGTGGTGTTGATTTGACGCTGGTTGGTGATGATGTCGGAAGCCAAAAGGGAATCCGTGAGAGAGTCGGCAGAGGTGGTGATATCCATGATCACTAAGCCGGAGGCGGTGACAACCGGCAGCACGTTTAAGCGTATGCCTACGTCGCGGCGTTCAATGGTCTGGAAGGGGCTGTTAACGTCCGCTGATTCGCCAGTGACGCGACCCGTGACAAACGGGACATTCTGACCAATGGAAATGGTGCCACGCTTACCGGAAAGCGTGAGAATTTGCGGTGTGGATAACACGTTAGAGCGTGAGTCACGCTGTAAGGCATTGATCGCAAACGCCAGAATATCACCGTCGAAGATCCCGAAGGTGCCGCCCGACGAGGCTAGAGAAGTACCGAGATTGGCGGTGTTGAAGCCACCCGCGACACCGCTACCAGTCACCCGACCCAGTGAGACGCCAAGATCAAAGGTATCACCGTCCGTGGTTTCGAAGATCACCGCCTGGATTAAGAGCTGTGGGTGGGCAACGTCCACTTGGGGGATGAAGCCTTGAAGTTGTTCGAGCTGCTTTTCTGGGCCCTTGGCTAATATCGCGTTGGAGGCATGAAGTACCTGGACCCGTGACGGCGTAGTGCCTTCCTGGGTGTTTTGCGTGAGAAAGCTGGTGACCAGAGGGGCAATGTCGTCAGCGCGCACGTTATCAAAGGCAAATAGGTGAGTCGCCTGGGGTTCTGGTGGTGGCGTCAGCGTGGGCGCGTTGGCGATCGCGGCGGCGGGGTCGAGCGTTTCCTGCACCGGTGCCATATTCGTGGGCTGTTGTTGGCTAGACGGTGCCACGGTGGGCGGGTTGCCTGGGAGGATGGTGTAGCCGTGGGAACTCAACACGCCCTGGAAGAATTCGTCTAGCTGGTGATCAGGCACGTTAGGCGCGTAGACAGTGAGAGTGCCGGTGGCCGTGGGGTGAATCGCCAACGGGGTGTCGGTTTGTTCAACGTACCAGCGCACGAAGTCCCGAATGTCGGTGTCTTGCATTTGAATGGGCGTGGCGTGGGCGGTGCTGGTGAGCGTGGCCAGAGCGATGGCGGCGACGGTGTTAGCAGCGAACTTCTTCATGGGTGACTCCATTTTCTATGCGAACGAGGCAAGCATTCACGGGGACGATGGCGAAGCCTTGGCGGCTGAGGTCGTCGGTGGTGGATGTGTTGCGGTCGCTATCAATGAGGCGGTAAGTGGTGTGGTCGCCAAACTGGCTAAAGCTGGCGATGCGGGTGGTGCTAAGGTCGGGTAGTTCAAGCGGTGCAACGGGGGCCGGTTGATCCTGGGCGCGAGCATTCACACGGTCGGCGACGAGTACCGATACCGTTAAGAACGCGCCCAGCCCAAACGAAGCCAGGGAGAGAAACGGGCGGTTAAAGCGTTTCCAGTAGATACGGGTCATCTTCATGTAGAACCTCGCGTCATGGGGTACGCGGTGCATGCCGTGGGTGAACCAAGGTGGCAGCACGGAGTAAGTGCCGTGGGGGTAGTGATCAGAGAAGGCTTGTTTAGTGTCGTAAGCGGGGTAGAGGGCGCGGCCTGTGTATGTCCAGCGTTCAACGGTGAGGCTTTGCGGTGAGTCGCCGTATTTCACAATGCCCAAATGCACCTTGGGCATGGGCATTTTGGAACCAACAAAAAGTGAGTAGAGCGAGCCAATAAAGGGGACGGCGACACGATCCATGCGACGGCAATACACGACGTGTTCAGCGAGGGCAACGCGGGCTTGCTTATCCATGATAGATAAGTCTTGAATAAGAAAAATAATGTCCCAGCCCAACTTACGAGCGTGTAAAAACCAGTTAATAACGTCTTGGCGGCTTTTATCGTTCCAGGAGCGAGCATTAAACCAAGTGCCGCACTCGTCCAGCACCAATAAGCCGTTTTTGTTTTCATCGTAGGAGTCGGTACCCGTACCGATAGACTCAAGATCAGCCAGGACGGGTTTATCAGGAATGCGATAGCAGCGGGTTGCTTTGGCTTTTTCGCCAATCAGCTTATCCAGGTTCAAGTCTAGGTTGGTGGCGACCTTGCAGCCCTGGTTGAGCTTGTCCTTGATCTTACCCACGGCCACCAGGGTTTTACCCGCACCCAACTTGCCGGTGACAACGTAAACAGCCATTAGAGAACGGGCCTCCCTTGCTCCCAGTCGATTAACTGGCGTTTTTGCTGGAATACCCACACCGCCACTTTGCTACCGTAAATCGCCGACATGCAGGCTTCAAAGTTGTTCGGCTTAATCGCGGCGATGCCTTGAGAGAGTTCATTAGGTAGAGACGCGCTAATGCCGCTGATGATGGCCGAGAAAGTGACAGCCAGACCGACCAGCAGCGAGATATAAAGCGTTGTCCAAATGAGGATGCCCGCTAAGCGGTTAGTGACTCGGGAAGCGATGCGGGTAACAATCCATTCCAGAATGCGGGTGACAAATGCAATCACCGCACCCATGCCAAGCATTGCAGGTAGCGCCATTTATGCAGTCCTCTGGCCAGAACGGAAGAACGTGTCGATCACACTAACGACCGTCCAGAAATAAATGATCCAGGAGAGCCAAGCCTTAATGGTGTTAAAGGCTTGGCAGGAAATTTCCATCACGCCGAACTGGAGCGGGGTGCAGGAGCCTGACGGTAATGAAGGAAGGCGGGAGATAACTTGATCAGCAATGCCAGAGCTAGACCCATCGCCGATTTGATCCATTAAGGTGTTAACCTCGTCGTTATAGCCTTGTTGCTCCTTGGCTAATCCATCGAGGGTTTGATCCATACTGGAGGAGTTAAAAAGGTCGTCACCGTTACCAAGGTCTTCGGTAAAACGAGAAGCAAGGTCATCGACGAGGCCGTTAAACAGGTTCGAGATACCATCTAAAAGGCCATCCCCCTCGGTGCCTTCCCCATCGCTTTCACCTTCACCTTCACCTTCGCCAGAGCCAAACGCATTAATGGCATCGACAATAGACGTGCCAAGGGCATCGAGAGAGCCAGACAATGTGCCGGTTTGATCATTTAATGCACCGGTAATGGTGTCAGTCTGGCTGTCGAGGGAGTTGGAAAGCGTATCTGTTTGATTGCTAAGCGCACCGCTCAAAGCATCTGTTTGAGCAGAGGTCGCGTTGTTTAGCTCATTGGTCTGATTGTTAATTGAACTAGTGACATCATTAGAAAGGGCATTGATAGCGTTGCGGTTGGATTGGCCAGCGGAGCCGATAGCCTCAATAATGCCGGATTCGTCAAACTCAAAATCCGGTACGGTAGAGCCGCCACCAGAGCTACCACCGCCACCCGAGGAACCGCCGGAACCATCGCCGGAATCGTTGCCGCCATCGCTGCCACCGGAATCACCACCAGAATCGCCGCCACCGTTACCGCCTGGGTCGGTGGGGTCGGTAGGGTTTGTTGGGTCGGTAGGATCACCGCCGCCAGTATCACCACCAGAGCCGCCACCGGAACTCGGCTTTGAATAGGTATTGCCGTCTGAACCTACATATTCAAAATAGTCAGGCGCGCTATCCCAATCAACTAGATATGATTTATCACCAATCGCAACACAACTGGAGTTATCAGAGCAACCACCAGGAAGCTCCGTTAAATAATCGTTACCGGAAAGATCAATAACGGAGAAGGTGCCGCCAGTATCACCAAAGCCCTCAGAAGTGGACTGATTAAAGTAATCGGTAGGTTCACCAGTAGACTCAGCAACAACATCAATAGAACATTCAACAGTGTCACCAGAACCAGTACAGCCCATAACACCACCTGCACCAGTAAATGAACAAGCCCCCCCAGCAGAATCAGCCCTACCGCCTCCCGCTAAATAATTAGCAACAGAAGGGGCGACGCTATTAAGCGTCTCAGGTATAACAGACTGACATTGAGCATCGTCTAAAACCATACCATCAGTTTCAGCCTCAATAGCTTCATTAATTCTAGTTTTAAGAACGGTGTGATAAAGATCACATTTCATGCGGGTTCTAGTATCACTAACATAAATAGTTGTAAAATTAGCCTGATAACCTGGGGCGTAAATATCAGGTCTTTCTAGAGCATTATTACTACTCCTTATAGCGCCTTGACTATTACACCAAGACTGGAACTCAGAAACATCCTCATGATCCAACCACTGATCACTGACAAAATGAGAAACCAAATAAGCAGGTTGAGAATATGAAAAGTTAGAAAACACCATTAAAAAAGGCGTTAAAGTGGTTAATAAAACGGCTTTTTTAATCATGTTGTCCTCGTTATATAAAAAGGGGCGTTTCCGCCCCTTGGTTGTCCCTTGCTTAGCGGTATTAAGACGCGCGGTTGGCAAACTTCTTAAACAACTTGATGCCGATCAAAGCAGCGGTGATAGAAGCGACCACCGGCCATGCGTAACCGGCCATTTCAGTACCGGCGGCTTGCACTTCAGTAAAAGCTGCTGATGCGCCGGTAGCCTCCTGGGCGTGAGCAGCAGCGGAACCTAGAAGCAGGGCGGCACCGCCTGCAACCTTGGCTTTGGTGGTGTTGACGGTGGCGGCGAGGGTTTGAATAACGGTTTGCTTGGTCATGAGACTGACTCCATAAAGCGTTTTACAGATAAAATGATGTGTCCAAAGGCCCAACCGAGGGCGTAGGACGTGAAAAGGGTGCTAACCACAAACGTAAGGCTGGGATCGTTCATCGTTGCCCCCCATTTATCGCGCCGATCCCGAAAGCAAGGACGAGGCCGACGCAATAAACCAGGAGCCATAGACCTTCAGGTGTGCTTGTGTCCATGGCTCAAAATCCTATTTCTTGTCGCTGCTGGCAGACGGTGCGTGTTGGCTGCCGGTGGCGTTGGGTTTGCGGGCAGCAAGGACGTGCATGGTGGCTTTGCCGCCGGACGACCGAAATTCAATATCCAGTTCCAAGGCGCAAGGCATGTGAGGTGCAAATGCATGGAGCTGGTCGAGAATTTCATAAGGCGCTGACATGGTACTGACTTGGTTGCCAAGCTGGTTATCGTTGTCAGACGCGGAAGGTTGCATGATGGTGACTTTTGCGCCTTTAACGCCGTTGTCCATGCTGTAGCGTGATGCGCCGATGACGTGAGCTTGAATGGTGTTGATCATGGTCATGTTTCCTTTTCGTTAGCGTTGGGTTCTGGCGGCTTGGGTTAAGCAGTAGTCCGCGAGAATGGCTAGCTCAGTGGTTTCAGGTGTAATGCCGTTCTGTACTAACGCTAGGTACTCTGCCTGGGCGTAATAGGTCGCGGCTCGTGCGTAGTCCCGGCCATGGAGGCACCGCTGGCCCCGCTCCCTCAAAGCTCGGGAATCGAGGCAGGGGGATGTCCCAGCCCGCCCTCCGTGGCCCTTCGGTCTTTCTGCACGGCAGCCCACCTCGGGGGCGGTGTAAACCCTTCGTGCCTCAGGGTTGACACCGCCCCCGACGCGGGCTAAAGACGCCGTGCGACCGAAGGGCGACGGATGACGGGCAGGGGACACAGGATCAGGCCTCAGTGCTGTGGGGAGCGGGGGAGGCAGCACGGGAAAGGGCTTCCAGCGGTGCCGTGTTGCCACTCTCCAGTTGGGAGAGGCCGTATTCGATCAGCCGTTCAGACAGCTCAGACGAGGTGAGCCCGTGGGTGCCTGCCTGGATCAAGTGGCGGCTGTGGGTTTCGGGGTGGATAAAAACCCGGATAGCCCGTTGTTTTTTAGACATGTGCATAACTCCGTTGGGGCTAAGGGCCGTTGTGGATAACGGACGACGCGTTAGCCGTGTGGGTGTGAATAGGTGCGCGGGTACCACAATCGCCGAGGGGCAAGGGGAGGCATCGGCGGGTGAAGGTGCCGATGCAGAAGCGCGCTCGGTGTTGCTGGGGTCGTCGGGGGCATCGGTAATGCCGTAGTTGCGTGCCAGGAAGTCGAGCGCGGCGCGGTAACTGGGGAAGCGAATGCAGTAGCGCTTGCCGTCACTGTCGATCATGGCCACCAGGTCGTTGTAGGTGACGCCTGAGAGGTCGAGGGTCAGCAGGTGATCCGTTGGGAAGAACAGTTTTACGGTGCCATCAGCGCGAACGTGTAGACCAACAGAGCCGTTCTGGTTGCAGCCAGTGTAGAGACGCCCATCGCACTGTAGAGACGCGGCGTAAAAGGTGCCTACAACGTCTAGGGTGTAAGTGGTGAACGCTGACAGTGTGTAGATGGGGGCGTTTGCTAGGGCGCTCATGACCAGTCCTCCGATTGCAGGCACTCAGCGGTAAAGAGCGCGACGTTCACGAGGCGACGACGACCGACCTTAATGATGGGGAGGTTCCCTTGGTTCATCTGGCCGCGAACGGTGTCGGGAGATAAGCCAGAAAGCTCTGAGAAACGCTCGATCGTCATGATGGGCACTTGAGGCGCTGAGACGTGGGGCGTGTTGCTCGTTTCCATGCGGTACCTGCTCGCTGTGGCATGTTGTGGTATCTTCAAAACCAGCAATCTTGATTAGCAAAGTGGTGTAGATTGATTGCTGAGTCGGTGTACCAATTAATTGGTAGCCTATGAAATTAGTATACGAAGAAGTTGGTATATGTCCAGTGACTTAGCCCAAAAAATGCGAGAAATTCGCGAGGTCGAAACGTCTGGCCGCGCTGAATTTGCACAACTTATTGGTTTTAATAAAAAAACTGTTGAAAGCATTGAGCAGGCTGGAAGAGCGCCAAAAGGCGAGATGCTGGAGGCGATCTGTAAACAGTGGCCGAAGTACACGCTTTGGCTGATGACTGGACAGACAGACGAAGCCTGCGGACAAATAAGCCCCGATATAGAGAAGGCACGCAGCGCGTTGAAGAAAACGGGAACGGATACCGACTAGCACAAAGGGTTGTGGATAGGTGGTTCCAGGGAGGTAGGGGTTGTGAATAAAGGGGTTGTGGAATGATAGAAATAATAGAATTGATCACTGCAATAACAGTTTTACTTGCTTCTTTAGCTGGTTTTAGTGCAGTAAATAAATGGAAGAAAGAAACATTTGAAAAGAAAAAAACAAAAATAATTGATGCTTATGAAGAAAACTTGATAAGCATGAGGTTGATAATAAGAAAAATAGTAAATGAAGACTTTGATTACAATGAAAATCAAAATGGAATTAATAGTGCAAATGAGTTTATAAATTATAAAAAGATAGACGAGTTAGAGAGGTTAAGGGTTAAAGTAGCTAAAGCGCAATTGTTAAGAGATAGGTATATGGGGTCAGGTGGAGATGGGCTAACATTTAGCTGCAATTATTATAGCTCAGTTTGCGATATGTTATTCAGATGTATTTTTAGGCTAACAGATGGGAAAACACCTTTACCACCTGAGCTTATTCTAGAAGGTACCGAGCATGATAGCGTAGAAAATGGTAAATCTCGGTTCAATATGGCAAACCTGATTTTTATAATGAATCCATATACTTTTGAAAGAATGAACTCAGATGATAAGTTCTTTAGAAATGCAAGAGATAATCGAAAAGAAGTAGAGCTAGAAGTTTTTAAATCTTTTTTGCTGGAGAAAAAAGCTGCTTATTCATCTGAAGTTTTTTCATTTATTTGTAAAGTTAACCGTCGCTGCGTGGAGAGTAAGCTAAAAGACATGGTTGTTTGTTCTGATGATGTGGACGAAATAGTGTTAGACAAAAATGGTACCATCAAAGAAAGAAAAACTAGTTTCCTGAATAACTAGAAACCTCCCCATTACAAATCACCACCGTATGACGGCCGTTCTGAAAAGGGCGGCTACCATCCCAGTAAAGGCGACGACACAGCGCACCGTTATAGGTGTAGCTAGAGATACGTGCTGGCCTGCCGAGTACGCTGATGGCCTGGTTTTCTGACATACCTGGAATGACAACACCGCGAGCGCGTGCCTGAACTTCAGCATTACGCCGTTGGGTAGTGGTTTGGTAGTTGTTGCTAGACGACGAATAAGAGCGCTGACGAGGTTGAGTCGTAACGGATCGGGTAGGTTGCTGAGTACGTGTGATGGGTGGCGGTGCTGATATGATGGTGAGGTTACTGGTATCGACGGTTTCAGAGTTGCCGCTGGCACAGGGGAAGTCTTGAAAGGTCGTTTTGCCATTGACCACACAGCGGAAGATCTCAGCGTGGGCAGTGAGTGGTAGTAGTACCAGGAGAGCAAACAACGCCGGTTTTTTCATCGTCCATGACCCTAAGCGAATGTCGGTAACAGAAGGTTACCAAGAATCGTTAGGAGGTGGTACCCCTTGGAAGGGAAAACGAAGGCTTGCGCGTTAATGCATAATCAGTGGGTGTGAGTAAGTGTCGAAAAAGTGTCCACAGAAACATGCTTTAGTGTGCTGGAATGAATTTTAAAGTGTGTATAAGTGCCTGATTTAAAGTTAAACATGCCCGTGTGAGTTAGTAAGTAAGGTTCTTGTAATCAGTAGGTCCCGGGTTCGACTCCTGGTGTCGGCACCACTTAAGTGGTTGAAAAGCAAAGCATTAGAGAATACAAAAGGCCACCCAAGCGGGTGGCCTTTTTTGTTGGGTCTATGGTGGGTATAGAAATACTGCAAGGTACTAGGCCTTCGATAAAAGTAAGGAAGCCCTAGCCATTTCACAGCTGCACGAATTCCGGGACTCTGCGACCCCGTGTAGCGCTCAGGCCTGCTGGAAGAGCCTAGAGATTTTTTCTTGCCTGGGTGCTTACCTAGGGGCCGGGAGTCTTAGATACCATCTCGCTTAATCGGCCACAAATGTCCCATCAGGCAGTTTGTGGCCGACAACTACCCCACCCAACCGGCCATTTTAATTGTCGCCAAGCGGCCAAAGTAGTTGGCAATAACTCGCCAGCGGTGCCACGACCTAGCATCGTGTCGATCGTCTAGACGATAAAGAGCCAT